TTGTTGTTTGTTTCTTTAACTTGGTAGTTAATCGATATGTCTGATATAGATGTGTCAGCATCTGTATAATACTCTATTTGTTTTTTTAGCTTATCCCAAGCTGCATCATTGACTTTCATATTAAAATGATTGTATTATAAAAGCATCATCATCTATTGGAATAAACATAGTATGCCATTCAATAGCTAATTTATCTGGAAATTCTTCCGCATCATATTCTAAATGAAAATCTTCAAGGCTATCATATTCGGTGTAATCACAACATAATGCAATCACATCTAATTCTATTTCTTCATCCGCATCATCTTCATATTCTTCTAAAAATTCAAATAAGGCTTTTTTACCTTTATAACTAAATTGATTTTGCCTATCCATATTGTAAAAGGCATCTTGGAATTGTCCAAAGCTAATTGTCTGTTTCATCTGTTCTGTTTTTAATTAAAGTTTTTTACCACATAAAGGATACATTCTAGTATAAAATGATTGTCCTTTTTTTATTCTTTTTTTGTTTTTAAATATAATATCTTCAGTAGCAACCTCATCTATTCTACCATAATATCCTATTTCTTTACGATCTGGAGCATCCATAATAGTTGAGCCAATGTATTTATCGTCAATCATATACTCCAAAAAATAACCTAATCTTTCAAATTGCATAATGTTTTGTTTAAATTAATATAGTGCAATATAACACTTATCAACTTATAAACAAAATTTATAAAGGGTCAATATTAATATTAATCCTACTCGCATCATTCTCTGTTAGCAAATAAACATCTTTAAGCAATCTTTTCTTTGTCCACATTGTAGTATCTGGGCAATATTTTTTTACCGGATTTGGCATTTTTAAAATATTTAACCAATACATAAAATTTCCTTTTGGGTCATTCACAAAAAATATCTTTACAATATCTTCATCCAGATCCATCAAAGCATCATACTTATCTTTTTCAAGCATCTTGTCTTCATAATACTTGTTTCTAAATTTCATCTCTATAACGCAATTCTTGCCCTTTGGAGTTTTTCCTTTTGCATCATATCTTGAATATCCATCACCACAATGTTCCAGCTCCCAACCATCTAGGTTAAGAAGAAATACAACTGCCTTTTCCCACTCATTAATTTTTTTAATGCCCATTATTCCAAATTACATTCAACTGCTTAATCCATAGCTTTATTTTCTTTGGGTTGCAAGTACAAGGCTTGTGGTATTTATGATTATAATATTTTGCGTGAAACTGGCATATAAGTTCAAACTCATTCCCTTGTAAAGTGCTTTTTGGTTCAGACCTAAAATTGCTCCAAGCCTTAAAATCTTCTTTAGTAAATTTTACCATCTTTCAATTTTTATTTCATTTAACTTTTTTCTTCTGTTATTGCAATCGCATTTAGTACCTCTTAACTTGTGGTATTTATCTACTAGGTATTTAATACCGGTATATTTTGTAATGTAATAAATTATGTTCCCTAATTTCATAACAGTTTTTTTAGTTTGCTTTTTACTTTGTTATATGTATTGTAAAGTGAATAGTAATGTATTAAACTTTTCCTTGAAAATTCCGCAATGCTTTCCCCCTCATTTATTATCTCAAATACTTTTCTATCATACCAGAACATCTTGGATAATTCTTCTTGTATTTTATCATATGGTTCGGTAAAATTTACATCCGTAGTAGTTAAATGAATATCATCCATTGATACCATAGTAATATTCTTTCCCTTTCTTTTTAAATCATAAAACAATGTTCTTAATGTCTTGAAGATATAATAATAGTTAATTTCTTTTTCATTATACATAATGTCCAATCCTTTTTCTAGCTTTAATTGTATCTTATAATACATTTCTTGCACCAGATCTTCTGCAACTTCTTGTTTACATCCAAAAGATAAAACTATCTCAAGCCATTCTTTATGCTTTGCAGCAACTAATATCATTGTTTTTTGTACCATATCATTTTAAAGGGTCATATAAATCATTTACTATTGTTGGCAATCCTTTTTCGTTTACTTCAAAGCTAAATGTTTCAAAAGAGTAACCCCTACTTCTTCCGCACTTTACAGTTACCCAATTCTTGTTCACTGTGTTAGCTTCTAAACTTATAACTGTTTCCGCTTTCTTTTCCAGGGCGCTACCTAAATGTCCGGTTCCAAGCTTTTGACTTCCATAATTTTGATGTATCACACAAATAATGTGAACATTTTGTTGTTGGCTTAATCTCATTAAAGAACTTACCAATTGGTTACTTTGCTCTATATTGTTTACATCAGCACACAAATCCGCTACCCCATCGATTATAACTAAAGATGGCTCTTTTATGTTTTCCTTTAAGTAATACTCAATAAACTCTAAACGTTCCTTAAAACCTATTGTACGCAATGCAAAGGTATGGTATTTATCTTTTGGTATATCCCTATCCATATCAAGCGGTCTTCTAAATACCTTACTGCAATGCCAAGCACCTTGTTCTGTATCTATGTGAATTAAATCACCAGATCCACGATGTCCTTTAATATCACCCCCATAAATATTAGTTCCACTTAAAAAAGCACTTGCTAATAATGATACAAAAAATGTTTTCTTTGTCTTTGGTGGTGCAGTAATAACCGATAGGTTTCCAAATGTTCCTAATGCTATTGGTATAATACTATCACCTTTATCCGATTGTAAAACCTTTTCCCCATAACTTAAACATACCGGAGGATAATCTATTTTCTTATTAATATCAATATAACAAGTATCTGCTATAAATTCCATTAACATATTCTGTTCTGTTTCTTTTTCTGTCATTTGTTAAATATATAAAAAAAAAGGTGTAAGCTATAAACTCACACCCTTTTTTAAATTAGGTTAATTAAAATGGTAAATCATCACTTACAGTTTCTTTTACTGCTTGTGGTTTATCTTCACGTTCAGCAACTACAATGTTACTGTCTGTCCACACTACTTTCCCATTACCCAGATAGTTTCTAGCTACCTTTGCCTCACGTTCTTCTTTGGTTTGGCTATCCATAACCGCTACGTTATTTCCGTACCTAGTTTCATCATTTACAGAAATTGTGAAGTTATAGTAAACGGCGCCATCCTTGCCTTTTACAAATTTTTCTTTGGGGAGCTTATCCACCCTAATTGAAGCATTGATTATTGCACTCATAGTTTAATTATTATTAATATTAATTTTTGGTAATTCTTGTTCTGTACTAAATCTAAAAAATCTCACTGATGGGTTACCATCTATAAAATAATTCCAAGCTTTTATTGTCATTCCTAACACCCAGTAAAACCCTAATGGCTCTTTGTTTACTTTTGATTTATACAATTTACTATAAAGATAACTAGTTGCAGTATCTTGAGTTCTATTTAATCCATAAATATTTTTCATAAATTCATAAACCATTTGATCTGGATTCTTTCCCCCTATCATATAAACCATATAACAAAAATATGATTTACTAATAACCTTTATTTCAGATTTCACATAAATATTTGTTACATCTAATATAATTTTATATAACCAATCATAATTGTCTTTACAATAGTTTAATATTTGTTGGTTAGTTAATTGTTCATCCCTACTATAACTTAATGGTTTTGATGCTTTTGAACCATTTTTTTCATATTTATTTATAAGCTTTATAAAAGTAGATAATAAATTAGCATTTTTAAATCCATTTATTGAAAGCACATCTGCCGCACTTCTATTTTTACCGGTATCGTAAGTAGCCATTGATTTAATATTGACACCCTTAACAACCGGTATGTGGTATGATTTACCGGATTTAATAATAGCCATCAATCTGTGTTGTCCATCTGTAAGTTTCATATTTTTATCAAATACAATACTTTCCCCATTTTCAATAAATAACCCTTTATTCATTTGTTGGGTTAAAAAACTAATGCTACTTACAGACTTCTTTCTGTTTTGTGTATTATAGCTTAAATAGTGTTCTGCTATTTCCGGTGTAATATATACCAAAGATACTGATATATCGCTTTTCTTTTTTGTTACATTACCGTAACCTACTCTGTTTAAAATTTCTGTTCTCATTTTGTTAATTATTTACTTATTTAATTTTTCAAACCTTGTTGATTTTTTATCAATTCTTGTATATGAATATATTAATTTATTTTCATCACAAGCTATAAATTTTACTTTATCATCTAAAGGTTTTTTTATTCTTCTTCTCATATTACTTCCTTTTAAAATCATCACTCTCGTCCTCGCCAAATACCCCTAACTCGTAGAAGCCAGTTAACTTAAGCACGGATCTGGATAAGGCTCTTTTTTCAGCCATTTCCATTACGTACCAGGAATTACAATTCCCATCTTTATAATTAGCACCTTTCAACGCACTTCCAAAGGTTTGGATTTCCACACCCTCTTTTTTTGCATAAGCTTTTACAACCGCAAAGCTAGGTTCACATTTCACAACCTCATAATTGATTGCTATGTTTTCTTTTGCAGCTATCTTCTCTATCCCTTGGCGGGTGATAATAACATAGTGCTGATGCTTGTAAACATCTGTCTTTTCCAAATCGTACTTCTTGTACAAATCTAATAATTTTTCTCTATCCATTTATTCTGTCTTTAAAAATTTGTTTTGATACTTCTAATTGTGCTTGTAAAAATTCTATCTTATTTGATAGTGCTTCAACTCTAAATTTGTATTGCTCAATAATACTTTGAGCAGTTTCTTGTGAATAGTTTGTGCCCATTATTGAATATTAATTAAAGTTGATTTTGCAACATCTAATCTTTTATTAATAGATAATTGTGTAAATGCATCAAGGTTTAAAACTGCATATTGCAAGTCTTTTTCTAATTGTTTAATTTCGTCTTTTAAATCGTGTTTTTGTGTTCTCATTCTGTTTTATTTAGTTAGTAAATTATGTATTTCTATAGGTGATAATGAGCCATCGTCAACCAAATTAGCCACTTGTGTTAAGTCATTAATTTTTGTTTGCATATGATAAAAACCAGTTCCATAATGGTTGCCAAATAATTCGCATAGTGTGTTAAGTGTAAGTGTCATAATATTCTGTTTTAGTTATTAATGTTAAGCAAATATAAACAAAAAATTTAATAACACAACAATGTTTTAAAAATAATTTAAAAAAAAGCAAAAAAAAGGCTTGACATATAGCCAAACCCCTTTTCCTTAACAAAACAGAATACCCAAAGATATACTTTTATAAACTATCTACCAAGTCTTTATAGTGTTTTATCATATCTTGTAGTTCATCAGTAGAAAACTTTACAGTTTCTTTTGATTTTATATATAATTCTTCAGCAGTACCAGCACCATACTTATGATCCAGGTACTTACCAAATACATATTGCTCACCAGCTTTAAACATATTGCATCCTACACATTGAACCGCTACATTCATTTCTAACCATCTTGTAGCATAGTGTTTTCTGCTTTGAAAGTGACCACATTGCATACCTTTTTTATAGTGTGATACTTTACCACAAGTAAAGCAAGTTACATCACCATTATGATCTGCATCTTTTAACCTTATGTACTGGCTAAAGATAGCATCTAACTTTTTTACTATTTTACTTCTTGATGGTTTAGATGGCATTATCTATAACTTCTATAATGTTTCTTAACTCACTTCTTTCAAACTCACCAAGTGAAATATCATTTACGATTAATAAGTAATAATCTTTTCTTACTGCAATACATTTTGTGTTTTCCATCTTTTATTTGTTTTTTAAAAATATAAGTAATAACTTTACACTTTTTTATTACTTCAAATATATAAAATAAATAATTAGAAATATATATAATAATATAAATCTAAAAATATATATTAAAA